TATGTATACTAATGCTAGAAGTAAATTTGCTAAAAAAGCAATTCAAAAACTTAAGATGTTAGAGAAAATTCGTTTAAGTACTGACAGAACATTACAGTCAGACATAGGATTAATACAAGAGGTTCTTGAACCCTTTTCTGAATTTAAACCTGATAGTGTAAAAGGAAATAAGACTAATAGAAAACTTGAAGATAATGCAAAATTATTACAAGATGCATTTAAAGTTATATCAACTGATGGTTTTAGAGAAGAAAGTAAAGACTTAGAAACATTAAAAAGAGCAGGTTTTGAAAAGATTATTCCTAGAGTTCGTAGTTTTTTTACTGAGGGTAGAGGACTTGGTAGTGTAACTATGAACCAAGTAATGTTAGATAACACAAATGCCGAATGGGATGAAGGACAAGAAGATTGGATGTTAGATGGTTCACCTTCTTATAGAGAATATAATGGAAAAACATCTAAAGAATTATTTATAGAATTAGAAGAAGGATTGGGTTTTAGTAATGCTCTATCTAGTAAAGATATATCACAATTAAGAGAATCTTTATTAGAACACTTTGAATTAGATTTTGAATCACTAGTAGAAGAACTTATGACTATATTACCAAAAAATGCTAATGAATATACAGATGAAAACAAGGTTTTCTTATTCAATAGTAATATGGGAAAACTAGAAAGTATTTTGATAGATGTAGCAATGGAAGTTGTAGAATTACAAGACAAACTTGAACCTCACCTTAGACAACCACCTAAAAGTGAACTAGATAGTGTTGAAAAATACATTGATGTTGTAGAATATATTGTTGCTGTATTAAAACTAAGAGGACAATATGTACCAAGTCCTAATATTGAACAACCTTTAAGAGACATAGACGAGCCTAGAGATGTTGATTTAAACCGAGAGTTCCCTGAATTAAAAATAGCAGCACAAGAATTTTTAACTCGTAAGAATGTAAAAAGAATAGATTCAGATTATAAAAAAGACCCTAGAGATAAAGCACTACAACAAAAAGAACAGGAGAAAAAAACATGAGTTGGTTTGAAGTAGTGAAAGAGGATAGAGGGCTAATTACAAAATTAGAACCTAAACAAAAAAAGAGAATTAAGAAGTTACTACAAGCGGCTGAACCTACAGAGTTCATGGGTCAAGAAGTAACTAAGTTAACAGACTTAATTGAAGAAATGAAAGAATTAGATTTAGTTAAATCAGATAAAATATTATCAAAGAAATTAGAAAAGTATGATGATAGTAACTTGTCATTAGTAGCATCCGCAGCCAAATTAAGAAAGGGCTATGAAACATTATACAATCAATTGAGAACAGTTGTGTATCCAAAAAAGAAAGGTGATTTAGAATGAGTTGGAAAGATATATTAAAGTTGTATGGTAATGAAGACGATTATATTCCTGAAGCAATGCGTGAGTTACTTGAAGAGAACGAGTCGCTACAAGATAAATATGTTAGTTTCATGGATGAACTCAACTATGAGGTAAATCAACTAGGAGAAAAAATGGCTAAGATAGCAGAGGAGGATAATCTCGATGATTATGTTACGAAAGCCATTGACAAGTATATTAACATGAATGTAACTGGCGATGAACACTTTGAGGATGTATACCAATCAATCTCAGATGAATACTATACAAGGAAAAGGGATGCAGGGGAAGAGGAAGACTCAGCCCCTCAACTTGAGTATGGTAATAAGAACCAAAAAACATTTGAAGTCTTAGAAAATTTCCAAGGTCAGTATTATGAAAACGAATGGACTGATTATCGAACAAACAGAGAGTTGTCTGCATTAATGGCGGCAGTAAGTCGTGGCGATACTGATAATCTAGAAGAAGAATTCCCTGAAGCATACCTTATTTTTGATGAAGCAGGTTTATTAGGTGATTTAGAATGAGTTGGCAAGATATAATAAAAAATGAAAGAGATATAAAAACATTTATAGGGATTTTAGAAAAGGAAGTAGATACCTTTCTAAATAATAATATATTTGATGAAAGTGATTATACCGAAGAAAAAGTAAAACAATTACAAGAAGATGTTGATAGTGGAAAGGTATTGGCAGGTATTGGTCTTTTCCTTAACGTAAAGTTGACACTTGATGAAGCCATCGAATCAGAAGGGGTATCGTTTTATGTTCGTGTTGAAGAAAAAGATGGTACATATATGTGTTCTTTTGAATTTAATTTAGATGGTGAATTAAGAAGGCGTTGGGTTTAATGAATTGGAAGAATATATTAAAAAATACAGAAGAAGATGATTCTTATTACTGGCAAGGTGCATTTAGTAAATTTGGATTCGGAGATGGATGGGATTCAGATTATTCTTACGAAGTACAAAAATTCTTAGAAGGAAAAGGATATGAAGTTGGTATGGGAGTAACAGGTGGACATAATGATTACATTGAAATAATACACAAAGACGGTAAAGAAGTCTTTAAGAATGATAGAAAATCTAATAATGTGGGTGGTATGTTTAGTGGTAATGCTGAAATTACAGACTTATTAGATGCACAATTTCCCAATGGTTATTTCAAACCTACTTCAGGTTCGGACCGTGATTAAAATGGATTGGAAAGATACTATTAAAAAGAAAAAATTTCAAGGGCCACAAACAGAGTTAGGTGGTATAACAATAGTACCATCTCAGTTAAAACATTTAAATCAAATTCTTGAGTTTTTAGAAAGAGATGTAGAAGCGTCACCTGATAGAATTAAAGGTCATGTTGAAGACTTGAGAAAAATAATAGATAAAATAGACAGTGATTTAATACAACAAGCCAAATATGGTGATTTAAGTGGTAAGAGAGTAGATTCAAAATATTTAGTCAATGCAGGTGCTAAATATGAAGAAGATGTTTCCAAATATGATAGCCCAATGGACAAAGTTACATCAACAACTTCTACAGGACAAGATGAAGAAGCCGCTAAAAGAACTAAAGATGATGAAAAAGAACTGTTAGCAAGAATATTAGAACGTAACAAAAAAGCAAGACGGTGATTTAGAATGAGTTGGGAAGAAATAATAAAATGGAATTTATCATCGCTAAGTGGAAGTAGAAATACAACAAGGCGGGAAACAAAAAAAGAACAAGGCCCTATACATGGGGGAAAGAAAGCCGAAGTAGACGATTGTAAAGCAACTAATTGTCGTTCAAATCACAATATGCACTGTACATTAGTCAGAGTTAGCGTTGACTATGACGGAAAATGTGAAATGTTTGTTGATAAAAAATATAACTAAGGGTGAACACATGAATTGGAAAGCGTTTTTAAAAGATAGAGTACAAGAGAAAGTTATAGCATACAAGGAGGCAAAAGAATGAGTGAAGAAAATAATGAAATGTTATTATTATTAAAAGAGTTAATTAGCAAAGTAAAAACACTTGAAGATGCAGTATATCATAAAGATAATCTACTAATGAAATCAGGGTATGTTGTTGTAGATAGCCCTAGTCCTTCTATGAATACTAATAGTAACCAAATAACTGGTGACAAAATAGCAAAGATGGATTGGGCAGATATACATCAAATGGTAGATACAATAGGAGATAATTAAAATGGATAGATTATTATTAGTACAAGAAGCAATTATTAAAGCAAAAGCAGTTCTAGAAGATAGTCAATTTGCTAGACTTCATGATTCAGAAGGAGAAGAGGCAAAGGTAAAAAGACCTCCAAAGAATCCTAAAGAAGAAAAAATAAAAATGCCTAAAGACGCTAATAAAGAAATGATTAAAGAAGATAATCCATTTTTAGACGCAGAAAAAGATTCAGATAGTGCTTCACGAAAAGAACAACTACAAGAAAGATTAGAAAAAGTATTAGAAGAAATAGAAAAATATAATTCTATGAAAGATGGTAAATCTCTTGGTAGTTACAGAAGATTATTATCAGAACGTACTCGTTTAGAATCTGCTATAGAAAATATAAATGAAGAAATTCACAAATCAATAGTGATTAAAGGATTGTCAACACTAAAACATATGTTAACTACTTCTAATGATAATATTGTTAAATCACCCGAAATGGCAGAGGCTATCAGAAGCGCATATGAAGAACTCGAAGAATTAGCAGACACATTAAATGCTGACCCTAAATTTGCTGATGAATATGAAAAGTTAGCAAAACCAGTTTTAGAATTTTTAAAGAATAATAAGGATATGAGTTCTTCAGAACTTTGAGGGGTATAATATGCCCAAAACAGGTTTATCATTCGAAAAAGAAAAAGATTCGTTAACAGATAGAATTTTAAATTTCTTTGAGCGTACTAGATATGCTTACTTATCAGCAAAGGAAGACCCTTCTGAATATACATCAGAATGGAAGAAAGTTGTAAACATGATGAAAGAAGATTTTGACAACATGAGTGGTTTTGCAAGTGAATTAAAACTATTTTTAGATGAAGACGTTTTATTTGATAATGAAGTAGTAGACCCTACTAGTACAGATGCACGTAAAGTATACGAAGCAGTAAAAAATATGAGATTTAAATCTAAGGAAATAGGAGACCCTTTTAGTAAACAATTTGACAATAAAGTTATTCAAACGTTTATGGAAAAGGAAGAAATTTTTATTTCCTTTTTACATTATGCTATGCGAACTCATGCTAACTCGTTACCCGATAAATTATGGGAACAATTTGATATGAAACCTGACCTCATAACAAGAGGTGTTATGGGTTTAGATATGAAAGTAGAAGATATACCACTTTTTATTATAGAACATTATGGTAATGAAAGTAGTAATGATAAAAGAGTTCGTACTAAATTTAAAGGTGCTATGTCTAAACTACAAGAAATGTATACAGAAATATACCCTGAATCTAAATGGGAAAATTTAAAAGATATACAACTACAAAAGGCTCAGAAAAGTGAAGAAGAAAAAGCAGAAGTAGATTTCTTAATACCTAATAAACCAATGTATAGAATTTTTGAAATTGATGATATGAAAGAATTAAAGGGCTTTAGTGGAGAATGGGTAGTACAAGAAAAGTATGATGGTATGCGAATACAAATACATAAAACTGATGATATTATTACTATTTACTCTTACAATAAAAAAGATATTACTGATAAGTGTCCTCAACAAGTAAAAGAAATGAAAAAGAAAAATTTTGGAGATTGTATATTAGATGCTGAACTAACTTTGTTTATGAAGGATGAACCATTACACAGAGCAGATACTATTTCTCATGTATTTAAGAAAGAAACTAAAGGTAGATTATCTGCTCACGTTTTTGATATAATGAAACATGAAGGTAAGATGGTTGCAGATGAACCATTGCGTGAAAGAATAAATATGTTGTTCTATCAATACAGTCAACACTCTACAGAAAACTTAGCATTCCCATCTAAAAAGGATACTCGTATTGCTGATTCAATAAAAGAAATAGAACACTATGCCAAAGATATTATGATACTACCAAACTCAGAGGGAGTTGTTATCAAAGACATTGAATCTACTTATCTTATAGGAAAGAAGAAAAATCCAAAATGGATTAAATGGAAAAAATTTGTAGACTTAGATGTTATTGTCTTAGATGATAAAAAAACCAAGAGTGGATTACATAGTTATACAATGGGTATTGGCCCAGTTAATGCCGAAAATGCTCGAAAATATAAAACAATAGATTTAGATGATAAAGCATATATTCCTGTAGGAAAGGCATTAAACACTAAACAGAGTGTCAACATAGGAGATATTATTAGAGTAAAGGTAGACGAAGTAAAGAAAACTAAAGATGGTTTTAGTTTGTATTCTGCTAAAGTTATTGAATTACCTGAAGTAACAGAATCAGATAATATTGTTACTTTAGAACAACTTGCTGGGAAAACAAAAAAATCTTTAGCAGAGTTTACAGAGTTTGTAGCGGGTAGAACATTAGGTGGTTTATTTAGAGTTAGTAGTGGTCTAGCAGACTCAATAACAGGTAAGGAGAAAAATAAAAAGGCTGGTATTAAAAAATCTTATTATGTTACTGATGATATACATGGTACTGCTGAAATAATTTTAAAAGAAGATTTAGATGGATATACAATATACGGTTTTGAAGGTGATATTCTTATGCAGAAAAATGCACTACACAATATAGATATGTGGAAAGATGAACTTAGTAATATTATTAAAACAAAAAGGTCAGAACTAAGATTGGCTATTAGAAACGATGTGATAGAATATGGAGAAAATCCAAAACCTTTTTTGAAAATCTTAGACTTTGTAGTTAAACATTACAGGGAAGATTTTGAAGAGTTATTTGATGGTCGTGAAGATAAACTAATGTCATGGATGAAGAAACAAGAAGATATCAAATATATACATCCTAATAAGTTTCAAGCAAGAGATGATATTCTAGAAAAAGATATTGACATCCTACAAAAGAATACTCCAAAAGATTCTAAATTTAAAATATATCAACGTGAAGATGGTAACTTAGATTTAGTTATGATGATTGAAGAAGAAAAATTAGCATGGACTATTGACATAGAAGACACAGAAGATGTATACAATCTATTCGGTAAGTCAGGAAAATTCCCTGCTATAGTATCAACTAATACTGATGAGGATAATTTACTAGACAGTGGCGATTTAATACTAGGAGTTCAGAAGGATGGATATCACGAATATAAGTTAGAAGGTGATAAATTTGATACAAGAATGCATCTTAGAGTTGTACCATTAGATGAGAAAGATACATGGATGGCATGGACTGGTAAAAAACAAGAGATGTTAGATAATAAAGATAATGAAAATTTATGGAATATACAAGAGGATAGATACTCGAAATTGAAGTTTCCATCTAAAAATGCCGACTAACTTATATAGTAAAGTTTGAAGGTACTTAGTTAATGCTTATGGCGGAATCCCTTTTAATGAAGGCGGATACTTCCCATAATTTTAAAATATTAAAGTCTGATGACTTAATTATAGGTGGATATGCATCTATAGAAATTGTAGACAAACAAAATGATTTAATCACATTACAGGCTTTAGATGAAGCAGTTCACAAATACATGGGAGAAAAGAAATACAGAAATGTAATGTCTAATCATTCTAATGTACAAGTAGGAGAAGTAGTAGAAAAATATAGAGATAGTAATGGTGTCTTACATAAGACCGCAGTAGATGATGTTGGTTTCTATGTAGTTATTAAATTAAGAGATGACATAGAAAAGGCAAAGGAAATTTCAAGAGGTATTAGAAAAGGAACTCTTCGTTCTTTTAGTATTGGTGGACAAGCAATATCTAAGAAACAGAAGACTAATGATGAGTATGGAGAATACAACGAAATAGAAAAGTTGGAATTACATGAAGTAACCATCTGTGAAAAAGGGATAAATCCCGAAGCAAGATTCGACATTTTAAAAATGGAAAAAAATGTAGAAAAAGGAGGAAAAAAAATGAGTGAAAAACTGGAAAAAGCACTTGAGGAACTGAATGACTTGATGAAACAAGTTAATTCTATCCACAAGGAAGAAGCCCCGCTAGAAGAAGCCAAGTCTATGGAATACATGGACACTGATGAAGAAGAGGAATTAGATGAAATGCCTACTGATTTAGATGAAGATATGGAAGAGAAGGCTCTTGATGAAGATTCAACAAGAGATTACGAAGCCGGAGAAGAAGTAGTAAGTAATGGAAACCCCGTTGCTACCCCTACTCAACTTAACGTATCTAAAGGATTAGAGAATGCAGATTTTGCAACTCTTAATCTAACGTCAGAAAATGTAGAAAAAGCATATGCAGCATTTAAAGCAGAAAAAATGGAAAAGATTGCATATGATTCTCTAAGTAAACAATTTGAAGCAAGGTTAGGAACTGAATTAACAGTTAAGAAATCTATGGCTGAAGCAGCATCATACGATGCTCGTTCAGACGTAAATGCATTAAAAGAAGAATTTGCAGACCTACGCAAATCATTAGCAACACGAAATGACGAGATTATTAAATCTCAATCAATAGAAATTCCAAGTGATGTAAGTAACTTATCATGGGATGAAATCGCTAACATAGCAAGGAAATACAATTAAGGAGGAATGAAGAAATGAGTGGATATATAAAAACAATGAAAGATTTAGAAGCAGCATCATACGGCTTAACAGGCGGTAGTGGTAATGCTTTGTTGAAGAGTGCCGGCATCGTAGGAGGACTACATGGTTCTCATGACGGTGGAACGGCTTTTAGTGGTGCAACAGGATTAACTGATTTGTACAACGTTCTTTATGGACAGAAAGTTTGGTCAATGCTTAACCAAGAAGTTAATGCTTTGTCAATGATTGCTAAGAGGCCATATACATCAAGTGGTTGGAGAGTTCTAAAGAGCCGACCTCAAGGTGGTAGTGGTTCTTCTTTTGCAGTTGGAGCAGATGCAGCAGGAAGTGCAGCACCAAGATTGGATGAAATAGGTGGAGTTGCAGAGAATGCCACTCTTGCTAGTATTCCAGCATTAGCCCCTGAATATACAAAACTATTCGTAAGCCCTAAAACAATAGCACATAAATTTGAGTTCTCTGAACTTGCAATGGAAATGGCTGCTATTGATGACGGTGTTGGCGATATACGTGCTATAGTTCGTGAAGATATGGGTAAACACCATGCTGAAGTACAGAACAAGATGCTATTAATGCCTCTTGAATCTTACTCTCAATCAGGTATTACAGAAGTAGACAACAACTATACATCTTTGTATAAAGTTGTAGCAAGTGCTGCTGAAATAGGACAAATGTATTTGAACAATATAACAGAAGACAGTGAAAATAGTGGTACTACAGTAGCAATTGACCCAAAAATCAAGGGTATTTATGGTGATAACAGAGGAGTTACTGCTGCCGCAGATAACACTAACACTCCAAATGATGCTGACAGTCTTGAAGACATAGTATTAGTACCAAGTTTCTTGGATGCTGAAGTTGACTTCGGTGCAAGTTACGGAAGCGGTTCTGCTAGAGTATTAACTCTAACACTATTAAATGACATGATTCGTAGAATCCGTCAAAATGGTGGAAACCCAAAGTGTATCTTAACAGGATACGATACCATACAACACATCTCTGACTTATTACAGTCACAAGAGAGATTTATGGATAGGAAAGAAATTGTTCCTACACATAATGGTGTACGTGGAGTTAAAGGTGCTGAAGTTGGTTTCAGAGTTGCAACATACTATGATATACCATTAATCCCTTGTAAGGATATGGCTTCAACAACAGCAGCAGGTACAACAGGTGGCCTAAGTGATATCTTTATCTTAGATACAGACCATCTATGGTTATCAGTTCTGAAACCTACAGAATACTTCGAAGACGGTATTTCTAACGGAAACCCATTCGGTGTTGGAACTTTAGGAAACCAAGCAATGTACAGGACTATAGCAGAAGTATGTTGTTCTTTCTTTAAGGGACAAGGTAAGATTACTAACTTAAAGAGTGCTTAAGGTACTTCATTAGAAAGTGAAAACGTAAAGTAGTACCCTCTACTCCGAACTATCGGGGTAGGGGATACTACCACTATTAAAAAAGGTGAAACACATGACACAAATATCATTAGAAAAAGAAGAAATGACTAAAGATTTAAAAATTGGTGGAGTTATATATCCAGTAGGATTTAGCCACCCAACAACAATACCATTAAACCATGCCATAACCATGTTACATAGTGATGGTTTTATCTGCACATTTGATGATATGGACAAAGCAGATATTGCAAGATTAAATAATCATAAATTTAGTGAACTAATTAGATTATGTGATGAATTAAAAGAAGGCGACACTCGTAGTCAAGCAACAAAAATACTATTTCCTAAAAAAGCAAAGAAAGCAAAAGCAAAACCTGTTAAAAAAGCAAAAGCGATAGCAACTCCTAAGAAAGAAAGCCTTACAGAAGATATTAAGGAAGTGATTGCATAGGTTGTAGTGGTAGTGGAGTTTTAGCAGTAAATACATTAGTATACAAAGGTAGATGTAAGTTAAATAGTTTACATGTGGCTAATACTTCAGGGTCAGCCTTTACTGTTTCAGTTTATGATAGTGATGATGCGTCTGAATCAGGTGATGTAGAAGTTTGCAGAATGGTATTATTAGCAGGAACATCTAGTGAATTTGATATGCATGGTCGTATCTGCGCTAAAGGACTATACGCAGTTAAAACTGGAACTGGCTTTTTCTCCCTAGAGTGGAGTTGATTTTGTGGCAAGTATTGATACTGATACAAGATTAGTCATGACTATTCTTTTTGTAGGTGCAGTTAGTGGAATGAATGTCTACTTTTATGCACAATATGGAGTAGGTTTCCCTTACGGTGTTGAGGCTCATGCTTTATTATTCGGCATAAGTACTATTGGTGGCATTATGATAATGAAAGCAGTATTTGATTTAGTAGCCAATGACTATATTGAAGAGACATTATTACAAAGAAGGATTGATTCGTATTGGAGTCGTAGAGCAAGAGAAGAAGAGAACCGTAAAAGAGTTAGAGAGTCCTTTAGAAACTTCCAACAAACATGGAATAACTCAGTTCAATCTCCTCCTAATGTTTATGGTGACAACAACTTACCAACAATAAAAGGAACAACAGAAGGAGTAAGTCCTTCTTTCTTAACATTGGAGCAGTAGGTGATTAATTGGTAGGCGAAATCCTAATGGGTTTTGATGAGTCTACTATGGCGTATGACTTACAAAGGGCGCATTCAGCAGATATATGGTTTATACGAGCAAGGTTTTGGATATGGGGAATGGCCTCAGTAGTATCTAGTTTTTTCATCGGTCAAGCATTAGCCATTTTTGGGATAAATACAATCTCAATATTATGGAATGGATTGATAGACCTTTGGCATCATTTGTGGTGATAAGTTGTCAGTAATGGCAGGTTTCGCTATCTTATTGGTGGAAGGAATGAATAAGATTTATCAAAGATTACATTCAATTCCTTTTGGTGTATATGGTGCGAGTAAAGCAGGGAAGACAACATTACACCACCAATTGAGGACTAGAGGTGAAGTGCCTGATGTTATGGAAAGAACTGTTGGTTTAGAGAAGGCTTCTAGAAAATTTATAAAATTAGATGGAGATGCTCATACCGTTAAAACTGCTGATATTGGTGGGCAGACTATTTATTGGACTGAATGGGTTAAAGATATGAAAGAACGTAAAAATAAATATATCATATTTTTATTTGATGATAGACATATGAATAAGCACTATGATATAGAACAACAGTTATGTTGGACTTTTCTAGTAGATACTATTTGTGCATCAGAATGGAATACTAATAATAAAAGAAAAAGGAAAAAGGAAAATGATTATCCTATTGCCGTATCATTGTGGGCTAACAAATATGATTTGTGGAAAGACAAATATGACCATGATGGGCCAATAGAAAAACACCCTATATTTGATGCATTTACAGGTGGTATGCAAAAATTAAATGAAAAAGGAATTCCATGTCATAAGTATATTGTGAGTGCTAAATCAGACTCAGAGATGGTTTATAGAGGAATCTTAACAATGATAAAGGACTACTAGGTGGGAATACCATGACGATGAACTACCAACCCCCTAATTTAATAGGTGCTACTACCACAAATGTCGCATCAAATGCTTTTATGGATAGATATGCTCAAGCAAGAGCAGCAGGTACAATAATGTTGTACGACTATAAAAATATTAAACCTAAAAAACAATTAAAAGAAATAATAAAGGTTATGTTACCTGAGAAAAAAACTTTCTTAAAAATCCCTTATAGTTTCAAATATAATATAAAAGATAGATGTGTAGTTTGTGGAACACAGAAAATATGGGAAGCGAGTGACCAAATGAGACCACCACTACCACTACATAAAGTTAGAAAGGGATATCCAATGAGAGGAACTTATTGTATGAAACATGCACAAATGCATAGACAATATGAAATGTTAGAACAGCAAATGTTAGCAGAAGAACATGGTTTAAGTTATAGTGCATATATACCTAAAATGCCTAACTTAAATCCATTATCATCAGGACCATTAACTAGTCTTAAACAAGGAGATATAACTTCACTTGCTGGATTAGGTTGGACTGTTAAACCACCTACAATGTCAGGTGAAAGTAAAGAAGATGAATTGTTCAGATTGTTAATTGAGAATGAATCTAACAGTAATAGAGTGAAAGTCTTATTGACCGAAGGCGTTAAGGTCCCTAATACCGTGACACAAGCGGAGAGTGAAAAGTAATGGGATTATTCGGAACGAGCAATGGACAATTAGCATCAACAATATCAACTAACCAACAAAGTCAATTTAAGACAATGAACAATTTATTAACTCTACAAGAAAACCATGTAGAAGATTTTTTCCAATATCATGGTGAAGCATTCTTGTCTGCTTTAGAACAATTAATGGAAGATGTGACACAAAGAGTAGTTGGGCAGATGTTATCTAAACTTGAATTTACAACCACAAGTGCAGGGATAACTCTGAACACAAATATCAAGGCTGAATATGAACAAATTTCTGCGGCTAATATTGAATTAGATTTACAAGGTCTATTAGCCTCTGCAATAAATACAGAAGTCGTTATGCAACGTAGAATGGCAAAAGCACAATACTTAGAATCTCAAGGATTTGGAGGACAAGCAGCATCTAATCAACCACAAATGGGTGGAATGGGTGGAATGGGTGTACCTAATCAAATGGGTATGAATCCTTCAAATATCCAAGGAAGTAATATGGGAGTTGGTATGAACAATACTATGAATCAACAAATGATGGCTATGAACAATACATCAGGATATCCTGTTCCTCCTGCTGGATATGATAACATGAACAATGCATATTGGATTGACCCTGCTACAGGACAGATGACATATACACCTCCGGCAAGTGGTTTAGGTTTAGGAGCAGCATTAACAAAAGGTGTTGCTTGGGCTAAATGGCTTGCTTAAGGTGGTTTGATGTATGAGTTTTACAATTCCTTCTGAAATTTTACCTAATAGTAAAGAGGATTTAACACTCACTCAAGAAGATAATAGTAAAAGTTTTAATGAATTAGTATCAGAAAATAATCCTATTTTTATGGGTATGTTAGCATATGTGTTTCATAGAACTACATCGGCAAAAAAAAGACCTG